ATGTTGAAACAGTATCAACAGAAGATGCAATCAGCTTAATAAAAAATCTTCGTCCTGTTAAATTTCAATGGAAAAAAGAATTTCGCGGCCCAGATGATTTGAATCCTTTATTGAATGAAATACAAGATACGAATAAAGAATACGGATTCATAGCAGAAGAAGTACATCAGGTTTCTCCAGAACTTGTTACATATCTTGATGATAATGAAGATGGCGTCCCTGACCCAAATATGTGGCAGCCGAATGCAGTCATTTCAGTACTTGTAAAAACAGTTCAAGACCTTGTATCGAGAATTGAACATTTAGAAGCAAATGGAGCAAACTGATGGATTCAATTAAATTTCCAATGAAATTTGACAGCACCGGACTAGTCAAACTTACCGACGGGTCTGATGACTACTATTCGCAACTACTTACTATTGCAATATTGACAGAACCATTGACACACCCGTTCTCTCCAAGATTTGGAGTTTATGACCCAGCATTTGGAGGAATAGATAGAGGCCTATTTATTCTCAATGCAGCAAGATTCGTCCCAGAAGTAGAAATTACTGCCATATCAAGCACTGTAGATAATAGTGGTACTGTAAATGCAGCATTTTCTTTTAGAGTGAAAGATGTAATCTAAATGCCCGCAGATTTTTCAAACTATATAGATTTAAAAATATTTGATATTTCCCCTGGAGATATATATCTGGCTTCCCTGGATGTTGCCAGCCTCACCATACCTGAATTCAATCTGAGGGTAGGAACCCCCGAAGACGCCATATTCCAGGCTATGGCATATATTTCTGCATTAAATATTGCAGCTATAAACCGCCTGCCAGACAGATTAATGGCTGCTGTTCTTTTGATGATGGGAGTAGTAAGACAAGAGGGAATCCCCGCCGAAGTTCAACTCACTATTAGTGCCGACTCGTACGAGGGTGCAACGGTACCAGCTGGAACGGCGTTTGTGTATAGAACAACTTTTGAAGACGAAGCTCAAGATTTTGTTTTTCAGACAGTTGATACATTATCAATTCCTGTGGACGTAGCGGAAGTTGGTCCTTTCCCATCCGGAACGGTATACGCACAGTGCACCAGCCCTGGCGCAATTCCTGTTATAGGGGAAGATACGGAATTGCAACTCATAAGTTCTGGAGTGCAAATACTGAGCGCAGTATCTGGAAACTCATTTACCAATGGAGTAAATGCCGATACGGACGCAGACTATCTAAGTCGCGCAGCTACTTACCTTGCTTCGCTATCTAGAACTCTGAATAAAGCTAGCCAGGTTGATGCATATGTTCTAACAAACTACACGGGTGTTGTGGGTAGAGCTAAAACATACGACTTAACATATGGGGATTCTACATTTGGCGATATTGGAACATACAGAGAAGATTCCCCAACTGGACTTTCCAGAACATCAGACACTGTCACTTTAACATTTCCAAGCGCTCATCAATTTGTTGCAGATGAGAAAGTTTTGATATCAAATCTTGCACCGACATATGCAGCTGAAGACACTCTTTATACAGTAACAAGCACAACTGACACAACTATTTCATATTCAAAAGCTGGTGCGAGCGTTGCATTTTTTGACATATCAGCATCTGTTGGGTCTGTAACCATTGGAGAGGATGAAGCCGGATACGTGACACTATTTGTATACGGACTTAATGAACCTGTTTCAAATGCAGACAAAACTGTAATAAAAGCGGATTTGGTCGGTAGATGCTCTGCGGGATTGACAATAAACGTAAATGATGTTTCATTGGTTACTTTAGAAATATCTGGAGACGTAGTTCTAGACGCAGCATATGACCAGTCACCACTTCAAGACGCAGTGTATTCTGCCCTTGTTGATTACTTAAGTCCAATGACTTTCCCGCTTACGGACAGCACAATCAGAAACACAAGCCTTATTTCAATAATCAGCAGAATACCTGGTGTTCTATATGTTGATTCATTGACTTTAACTGGAACAGGTTCTGGATGGTTGCCAAAAATTGGAAACGATTTGCAATTTAGGGACAAGGGAACGCTTCCATCTTTATCGTCAGCAGATATAGATATAACATTCACATCTCTGGAGCTGTAAATGTCAGAGACAATTAACCGCCTTAGCGACCACAACGGTCTTTATAGTTCGTCGCGCAATACGCTACAGGTACTACCTCTAGACTCGGATACTGCGAGCGCGGCATATACTGCGAGCACGGGTTGGGTAGCTACGTATGCTACATCTGCTTCTATCGTTACCAAGTCTATCGGCTCAGCAGATATATCTAGATTAACTCGCTATGCGATGCGTTTAGCCCCCAACCTTACTGATGATATTTTACTAACGCTTAATTCAGTTGGACTTTATGAGTCAGACAACGATAGTAGATTTTCTTTCAACGCACTGCTTAAGCCAGATTCGACAGTAACAGTAAGTGCTTCGCTTCAGGTAAATGGACAACCTGCGGTAACTCAGTACTCTCAAACATTGTACGGTGGAAGATATAACACGATTAGGTCAAATAATGTAATCATTCCAGATGACGGAGTCGCTCATTCTGTATCTATAAAAATAACAATATCTGGACATGACGCGCAGAACATACACTTTACTGCGCCTAATCTAATAAATGATGAATTGTATTATTCTAATATTTTTGTTTCTGAATCACGAAGGTACATGCCTGATTTTTATTGGGATTTAGATATTGCTCAAGAAAATCCAGTTGCACCATTTCATAAATTAATAGATGCTCTATCTCATTCAGCTGGGATGTCATATGATAAATATGTTGAGATTTTCCCATTTGAGAAAAGCGAACTCACCTCTTTAGCTGATGAGCTTCTTAGTAAGTCTCATAGTTCGCTAGTCGAGCCACTCTACGCAAGCGAAGACCACCTCCCATGGTTATCTCAATTCATGGGGACGAGACTAAAAAGAAACATCACGCTAGCTGATGGTTCAAAACTGCTTCCTTCTTACGATGTGGAGAATGAGTATTCGCGCTGGCAGGTAAACAATGGATATTTTGGTATTGGTGCTGGAGCAAGAGAGTCGATGCTCGAAGCAACAAAGCGCGGCTTAATATTTACCGATGACGACACCGACTCAACTTACTCTGTAGCGATAACCCCAAGATACGCTGGCGACCCATTTGCAATTAGGATTCAGACGATAGTAAATGAAACCCCCGATGTGACGACTTCTGGACAGTCAAGCCCGACAATACTTGCCTTGCTGGAAGACTCTAGGCCACTTGGCTACAAGGTAACCCATACGGCTGTTACGGAATTTTACTTTACGCTAGGGGATGAAACACTTGGTGTTCTTAATCAGCTAACGCTTTCCCCTCCTAGCAGCGCAAGTACCCTCCCAAGAAACTACCCAACGTTTCCTGGGCCTTAATATATTTTATATGTAAATAATTGTGCAAATAACTTAACAATGATTAATGCTAGTATTTTGATGAAATAGGAGATAAAATGGCTGGAGCTGGAGTAAAACTTTTTCAGGACGGACTAGTCCTGAGTGCTGCGGAGGTTAATGGCTACCTCATGGACCAAGCTATCTGCGTTTTTGATAACCCAACTCAAAGGGACAATGCTTTTGGTGGAGCGAACCAACCAACGCTGTCAGCAGGACGCTTATGCTTTTTGAAAGACAAATTGGGAGATTTGACAAACGTTAGAGTAATCCAATTTTACGATGGTTCCACATGGGTTGACTCAGCGCAGTTCACTACTCCCGACTTGTCAATCACTAATGCAAAAGTATCTACAACCGCGGCAATTGCACTCTCAAAACTTGCATCTGGGACATCTGGACAGATAATTGTTGCAAATGCTTCTGGGGTACCAACGTATGTGACGCTCGGCGGAGACGCAACTATTAGCACCACTGGTGAGTTAACCATTGGCGGCAATAGGGTGGTACTGGGGGACGATACGACTGGAGCCTATGTTGCTACGGTTGCTGGCACGGCAAACCAAATAACTGTTGGTGGTTCTGGTTCGGAAACGGCTGCCATTACGTTGAGCCTCCCTCAGGACATAAATATTACAAACATAAACATGAGCGGAACGGCTTCAGTAGCTACAAATCTGACAGTATCTGGAAGCACATCGGTTGCTGGAGCCATTACAGCCGCATCTGCGTCAGTCACTGGGAATGTTGTTTACCACATAGGAACAGCGTCGGTAGCCTCTGGCGGTTCGCTTTCCTTATCTGAAAATGGCAAGTTTGTTGAACTTACTGGCAATAGTGCCACACTGACGGTGCCCAACGTAAGTTGGACGATTGGCTCTCAAATAACCGTTATGCAAATGGGAACAGGTTCTGCGACCATAACATTCACAGGGGCGACTGATATAAAAGCTGAACCACGAACTTCGGCCAGCGTCGTTACCCTTAGGACGAAATATTCAAGTGCTACGCTAATAAACCGCGGAGCAGCCGATTGGTACGTCATAGGCGACCTGAAGCTCTAATCATGCCATTGGGACCCATATCTCAGCCCGGAGCCAGCGCGAGGCTTCCAGACGTCCCTACGAGCATTTCTGCTACGGCGGTCTCGGGTGGTCAGGCAAGCGTATCTTTCGTGGCGTCAACAAACCCAGGCAAGGGTTCCGGGAACTACGTAGTCACTTCATCTCCTGGTTCACTTACTGCAAGTAGCGCCAGTTCTCCCATAACGGTAACTGGATTGACTACTGGTACTGCATATACCTTCACTGTAGTAAAACAGTCTGGGTCTGGAATAAGTTCTGCAACTTCTGGTGCCTCTGGCTCAATCACGGCGTATGTTCCACCAACTTTCGGAACGCAAACAGGGTCTTCCTCAGCCTCAGCTCCTAGCGGCGGCTCAACTACGGGCATATCCAACGTTTACACAACAACGGGAACACTAAGTAAATCTATTGGTGCTGGTGCTACATTTTACGATTATGAAAGAATAAGTGGAACTGGGGGCGGAGCTTCTGGTGACTCGTTAAGTGGTCTTGCTGAAGACACAAACCATGAATGGCGTGTCAGGGTAACCAACACTATATCAACTTTTGCTTTAACTACAAGAGTTACCCCAAACGGCAGCACAACAACGGTTTCGGTTGAGTACGGTACTGATGGGAGCTACGGCACTAGCGCTGGTTCAGTAAGCATAGGCGCCGGACTACTTGAAGTAGTATCTTCATGGAGCCTAGGGTCGAGTACTTCAGCAACTATACACTGGCGTGTTACGGCAACTTACGCTGGAGGGGCAAGCGTACAAACAACAGGAACGATAAGTAGGGCAGTTACCGTTCACAACGGCACATCTACTGGTGTGTTTAGAACCTACACAACTCGAACTACAACAGGTTACAAGTTAGTGTCTAAGCCAGACTATGGGGCAAACATAACAATCAACTCGTACACACTTGTTGGAGGAGGTGGCGCTGGAGGTAACCAGGCCGGAGCCTTCCTCGGGTACGGTGGTGGTGGTGGTGGAGATATTAAAACTGGAAGCAGTATATCTACAACTTCCTTCCTGCTTAGTTCTCCTGGACCAGGAGGTAGTAAAAGCACCAGTTCTCGTGGAACTGCATCAACACTCGCTGGAGGAAGTTTTGCAACGATTACCGCAGGAGGAGGTTATGCCGCTACAGGAAACTATCAAGGTGGAAGCAGTGGAAATGGAAACGCTGGATTTGCTGGTGGTTCCTCAAGTGGCGGCGGCGGTGGCGGTGCAGGTGGAGCAGCTTCCGACATAAACGGTGGTTCAGGATACTTTGGAGTCAGTCCTGGTGGCCCTGGGTTGTTTAACACTGGATTTAGCTCTGGATACGGTTCCTATGTCAACGGCGCGGAGGGGAATTACGGTGCTGGTGGAAAGTCGAACTTTGACGGAGCAAATGGATACACCGAGATAACTTGGGTAGGGCCAGCTTAGGAGACCTATGGAAACTTTTTATTACGCTCAACTAGACGAAAATAATTTTGTTATAAACTTAGGAGCATCTGGAGAAAACTCTGGAGGCGCAGAGCAAGAACTAAACGAATTAAACGAAGCAGATAACCAACACACGTGGATTCAGACGTGGCGCGACGGCGAGTACAGAGGCCGTTTTGCTATGATTGGAGGGACGTACGACCCTGCGTCTGACCGTTTTATAGATAAAAGCCCAGAGTCTTACCCATCATGGGTTCTTCAGGAAGATGGTTCTTGGTTTCCGCCAATTCCCATGCCAAGCAACTACACACAAGAAAATTGGCCTTCTGAGTCTGGAGAATACAAAGAAGCTCATAGGTTTACGTGGGACGAAGAATCGGTTTCATGGGTTCTATACATTTTCGGGTCATAAAATAATGATATTTAAGCGCACGACCGGAAAAAACCATAAGGTATCGCCACTTGACCTTGTCAAGAAAGATACCGACTTCGCTCCAGTTGAGATTCAGGAATCGCGCTACGCAGCCTGCAACTCATGCGACCGCTTGACGAAGACAACAAAGCAGTGCAAAGAATGTGGTTGTTTCATGAAGCTGAAGGTAAAGCTAGCCGAGGCAGTTTGCCCACTTAATAAGTGGTAGCTAGCTTCCTGAATTTATTCTTCCTTCTCTTATTGCTTCGTCATACTTTCCTTC